TTGACTTGTTTCATTAAGTCATTCAACTCCTCAAGTGCTTTTTCCAGTTTTTCACTCATTTTTTTTTCCTCCATTTTCAAAATGTCGAATTTCGCTTCAGGGTTTATCCCCTTCTCACAAATTGTAACTTCATGCAGTTCCAATTTGTCTATCTCATTGTATTCACCATAATCGTCAGAAGTTCTTTGCTTCTTCGATATAGCCTGTCCTCCAATGCTAAAGGAGCGTAGAGTTCCCTTTCGGATTCCTCTTGAAATTTCTTTTGCCTTCTCTATGTCATCTCGTAGTTTGATAACCACATAGAATCCTACATCATCGACTGCTGTCTTGTGTAAAACTCCATGAGCATCTCGATACTTTTCTACTACCTCACCAACCTGAACATTAGAATGGTTAGACATTACATTCCTATACCTCTCATCAGACATGTATTTCTTCACTGCCTCATTGAGTGCTTCAAGTGTGATTAAGTCATTCTGCTTATCAACAATCTCAATGGAAGCATAGCCTCCGATAATCAGATTATCTGACTTTAGAATAGTAAACTCATGGGTGGTATCTGCCTTTAGCAAAGGAGTATCCATCATAAGCATGAAATCTGAGTTTTCACTCTTACTATATGAATAGATTGTGAAATTACTCCTTTTTAGGAGCAGGGAAGGGTAATCCGGCATATGCATCTTCGGTTATATTCCATTTATTTGGGTTGCTCTTGTCGTCTAACATCTCTTGTTTCTTACCTGTCCAAGCAACCCAACTCTTTTTCTCTTCTAACGGCACTACTCTGAAATGTATTCTAGTCTGAAACTTATCTCCATCTAAGCGATATTCATGATAACCATTCCTTTGAATACCCAGTTCAATACTTCCCTTGTCTAACACCTTCTTTGATTCACCTATCTTCTTAGCAACAACAGCAGGGAACTTGCCTGACTTACCAAATAAATCATAGATATCTGTATTACCTTCTATGTCTATTGTCCACGCCATTCTCTCATCTTCATAGTCTATGACCAAATCAACATTATTGTCTTCTCGTAGTGTTATGGAATACTTACCCATATCACTATCTTTGTTTATCTCATCAATATCCTTTTCCAAAATATCTTCTCTAGCAGTGAATTTATTCGGATGAATATACACCAAATCATCCTGTTGCTTCATCCACGACATTAACTTACCATCATTGGAGTCAAATAAATCAGCAAATGAACCCTGATGTTTGTCCATCACAAAGTCCAGTATCTTCTCAAACGGTAGACTATCCCTACCACTTTCTAATATCTCATTCTTTATTGATAGTCTGAAAATAGAACGCTTACTCTTCATGATTTCTGCTACTTGCTCCTTCCAAACATCTATGTTGTATAGTGCGTTTTTCTGCATTAGAGTATCTCCCTCAAACCCATAAATAGTAAACCCATTCATGTCTTCTTTGAGAATTATTTCAGCAACCCCATGTGTATGGTCAGTAATGTAGTATCCCTTCTTCACCTTCTTTTCTGACTGCCCTCTAGGGTTTTCCATCCCGCTAGTAACCTCAAACATACCACCTACCTTTTCACCAAATGTGTATTTCATTCCAGTGAGAGACTTCTTAGTTTTACTAGCAAGTTGCTCTAAAGTCTCAAGTGAATCTGATTGAGTAACTTCCGGTATCTCAATAACCTTAGCAGAAAATAGTTTGAACCCATCCTTGCCTTTCTTTACTTCATCAACTTTAACCCTAACAATATCACCAATCTTAACATTCTCTTTGGTGTTAAGTGCCTTACCTACTGGTAAGTAGTCCTTACCCTCTAACTCAACAGTCTTGTAATTCCTAGCGGTTTCAGCATTAACTGGCCCAATTCCCATAGTGTAAGAATGAAGATTGCTTTTTGTTTTCTTATCATCCAAAACAACCACATCTAAATCAACAAACTTCTTCCACTTAATCCATTTAGGATTCTTCTTAGAACCAATGTAATACGTTGATTCAATATCCTTGATAACAACACCTTCTGATGCAGGTAAAGACATTATTTCCTTAGCATATTCTTCAACTTCTTTTATTGAATCTGCAATTCTAGTGTCTTTCTTAGAAGGGAAGGCTAGATGTTCTGAGGAATGTTGTGAGTATTGATAGAGTAATACGTTGTGTCTCTCTCTAAGAATTTCATCTGTTATGTTCTTACCCTCATGAACCATTATATCAAAAACATGCGCTCTAAGTTCTCCACCCTTCTTATTCTTGAATACATGAGCAATCGTATCTGCCCTGTGTAGTGGCTCGTCTTCCATGAACAACATAAGTTCACCGTCTAGGATACAGTCATTGAATGATTTCTTTTCTAGAGCCTTTACCTGTTCAGGACACTTATCAGTAATATCTTTCTCATTGTAGGAATAGATTTTCACCTTATCATTGAATTTATGAAGTTGTATTCTCATACCATCATATTTTTCTTGAACGACATATTCACCAGTTAGACCTTTGACTTCCTTTAAGTCATCAATCTCAAATATGCGATACATTGGTTTATTCGGAACTATGAAATCAATAGATTGTTTCTCATCATCACTCTTAGCAATATCCAACTCCACTAAATTATCCCACTTGTCTTCATCATATTGTGAACCGTATACCTTCTGTAATAATTTGTATGCTCCCTTGAATTTATTTTCTATCCTACGAGTATCCTCATCTTCCTCACCATAATGCTCTATGATGTAAAGTGGAATGTCTTTGGGTTCTAAATCAAGCCCCATGAAATCTTGAGTTATTTCATCGGGTTTCAGTTTTAGTGCCTTCCATGATTTATCAGGCAACGGATTAGCATGTGAACGTAATGCGTAATGGATGAAAGCGGCAAACATTGCTTCATCTTTCAATAGAGTTGCAATTACCTTGTCTCCCAATTGTTTAGAAAAAGGGTCGCTAACCTCTTTTGATTTGAACCTCATTTCCTTTATTGATTCATACAATTCCTTTGCTTGTCTTGATTGGGGGTTGTATGCCTCATCAGAAAATGCAGTATCCTCTTTCAAGTAATTTTTCAGTTCAGTAGTAAAATCATCTAGAGAATCAAATTGCTCCCTAACATCTTTCACTGTTTTCTTCCAAGCGTCTGCATATTCATCAGGATTTTCTCTTGCTGAAAGATAGGAATATCTAACACGCTCAAAGAAGTCCAACACCTTCTTAGTCATGGTGTTGGTTTCTTTCTCAAAAGACAACCCCGATTGTGGCATGTAACCCCCTCAAGCGGATTGTGGTCGAGGAGGATTTATTGAACTTGTGGGACTGGCAGTTGTTCCCATATCTAACTCCATAAGAACTCTAAGAGCATTGTGTGCCTTTTGCGCCGCGCCCCTTTTGTTGTTTTTCATTTCAATAACAGCAGTTTCTAAGTCTGACATTGCATCATTGTATGTTGCCTCATCAATCATATTAGATTCACGTTGTTCAAATGGTGAAAAATTATCACCCAATGGCGAATACTTCTCACCATATTGTTTGATTAGGCTTTCAAGTCCAGCAATAATACTAGCCTTAGTTACCTCATTGAGTTTGTCTTCCTTACCTTCAACATTGCTTGTCTTAGGTAGTGATTCCTCAGAAGGATTCTTCTTCGGTTTCTTGATTTTAACTTCCTCACCTGTAAGTGGTTCATCCAATTCCATTGTATTCACATTTGCTTCTTGCAATACTTCTTTCGCTTTTCGTATAGCCAGTTCGACTACTTTTCTTCCCATGTTACTTTTTCCGGCATTTCAATCACTCTTCGTAGTATTTATCTTTGTATTCTTCCCACACATTTTCAGGAATCCAATAAGCAGAATCTGAATCCAAATCTAATTCTGCATCGGGGTGTTCCATAATTCGTTGACTGTCAGGCCAATGAATCAATTTCTTACCTTCTCTTTCTGTTGGGTGAGTTTGGTCACTTAACATTCCTTCTTCCAAACGATGCATTTCATCAGCATTCTTTGTAATTAGTTGCCACCATGTCATTTCAATCACTCCATTTGTTTGACTAATTCGTGTATGTCTTCCCAGTCCATACTCTTTTTGATAGAAGTTCCACTGGATACATTCCTACTATCCATAGTAGGAGAAGGTGATTCATAAACCACATACCCTGACTTCATCAATAGATTATCCTTATCGTAAACTGCTTGCTCTAATGCTTTCACCTTGTTAACTAGTTCTTTCATCAACATCAACATCTCATCATTATCTTCACTCATTTTATACACCTTCTATATCTTTCATAGCAATCAACATATCTTCTCTAATTCTTTGTTTTAGGACTATTTTCCAATCTATCATGTCAGTCATCATCCTTTTTTTCCTTCTTTGGATAAACCATCTTTCTGAGTTGAGAAAATAGTGTTTCATAATCTTTCCTTAATTCAGAAGCAGAGGCTAGAATGTCTAAATTTTTCTCATCGAAACCCTCAACTGTCTTGCTTAGTTTTTTATCAGATTTAACCAAATCAATACTTTTCAGTTCTTCGATAATGTCAGATAGATGAGTCATGTCTTCTCCCATCATATTTGTAGGCTGTGCCTTTTGAATTAGTTTCTTCAACTTCTTCTTTTTCTTAGCGTCTATCTTCTCGATAAACACTGGTGAGAAATAGAACCCCTCGTCTTTAACAACATCAAACCACGTCATGCCGATTCCTCCGTTGTGTCTTCAGAGGGGGGGTCAACTAATGATTCTTCCTTAAATTTTACATTTTCCAGTATAGTTTCTAATCGAGGGATTACTTCCTTCAAATTTAGCATTGCCCTTAGAACCTTTAGATATTCCAAATAATCTTTGTTTTCTTCCAATAACTCATCAGCATCATATTCTTCCCCATCACTGCCAATGAAGTTACCATCATCTGTTTTTTCCTCCGTTATTCTTTTCACCCTTACTTTGTATTCGCCTATGACTTTATCCAAAACTTTCGAATCCATATTGTCAATTGTATCATCTTCGCCCACCCTAACAATATCATCTAACAACAAGTTATGTTTTTCCATTTTTTGTTTGAATGCATCTAACGTTCTTTTCATAGTAAGTAATGTTTTATATTCTAATTCACCTGAAGTTAATTTAGGTTTAATTTCCTCAACCTTTCTTGCAAATGTAGTGAAGATATTAACATCTCTCTCTAAATCCCTTAATTCCTTCTTAGGTATTGTTCCCCTCACAGTAGGAACACCTGTAATTGGCTCACCGTGTCCTGAAACACCATCTAATTCGTGAAGTTTCTTTGAAGGCGAAGTTTTAGTTCTTCTAGGTTTAGAATCCGGTTTGTATTTATCAGGGTCTTCTCGGTAAATATCCCAAGCAGTTTCTAAGTGTGGGAAGTTTCTATTCATGCTGAGTAGTTTTCCTCCTTCTCTTCTTTTTGCTACATTTTTCAAAGACTTCAAACGACTTTCCTTCAATTTACCATAGTTCCCAGTCAAGTCATTTATTCTAATTAGATATTCTAAAACATCGAAGTGTTTAGTCAATATCTCTTTCTTCTCGTTCTCTGCCATCTTCTCTTGATTGTGATGTAGAATATCGGGAATCAGCCTGTAAATCATTCTAACAACATTATCAGCATTGTAGAATAATCTTTGGTGTTCAGAAGGGTCTTCACTTTCATTAGCAATCAAAGAATGTATTTCCTCCACAAACTCATCTGTATCTAATGAATAATAGTCTTGTAGTCCCTTTAGTCCTTTTTCCTTTTCACCAGTTACCATAATTGGAATACTAGCATTCTTGTAAATATCCTTAAGAATATCTATACTCGATATGCCGTCATACTCTCTTAACTCAGTCCAAGATTTAGTTTCCTCATCAAACTCAGCATCTTTAGTATGGAACAATGATGATATGTCTGACTTAAGTTGACCCTTCCCTTCTAACAGATAACCCTGCAACAGTTTGGAGGTAGAAACTAACTTAGCCCTCATATCCCCAATTCTATTCTTAACAGATGTATTCATGCCATATTTAGAAAAGTCTTCCATTATTTTCTTAAGTTTCTTAGAGAAAATAATAGATTCATCATGCCTTACACCTAGACCTAATTTCAACCTAACTAAGACTCTTTCATCTCCCTCGAACAAAATATCATATAGAGACTTATGACTAAAATACTCTTGCGCTTCAGAATTGTTTAACGATTTTCCTTCTTTGAGTTTCTTACTTGTTGGGTGTTCTTCAAGTTCTTTAATGAGTTCTTTTTCTAAAGCATTAATTCTGTTAACAAATTTTTTCTTATCACTTTCTAGTTTCACTAAATCTAGTTCCTTTGGTGATTTAGAGAAAAAACTTAATCTAAACAGATTCTGTTTTACTCTACCGTTCTGCTTTGCTTCTTGTAGTTCTTTATCTGCTCTGTAAAACAGATTTTTTTCAAATTTGTATTGGTCTTGTCTATTTGTTGTGTCGTAAACCCACCAAACATCACTATGGATATCAGAACCAGTTGCCTTCGTTAAGATATCCATGAAACTCATTTATTGTCGCCTCAGAATGGTATGTTTTCTTTTCTGTTTTTTTGCTTCTTAGGAAGTAAGATGGTATCAGGGATATCCGATGAATTGGGAATCTTCTTTTCCACAGTAGTATCCTTATCAATGCCACCAATTGAGTAATCTCTACTACGAATTATTTTGCTAGAATGTTCTCTAGCCTCTCTAACTCTAGCCGATTTCAATTCTCTTTCTAGTTGTCTTACGCTTTTTTCTTCTGTCATATTAATTACCTCTTGCTTTCTTGTTTCTCTCTTCTATCTCTTCTAGTAACTTTGCTTCATCTTGCTTAGTCCTTTCAGCCGCGTCTTCATCTTGACCTGTTGAATCCTTAGTGGTGATTTTCTTACGGCGTAGAGATGGGAATTCAGGCATATTAGCAAATGGGCCAGTCTTACTGTAATCAGGCTTTTCCATATCCTCATCAGTAGCAAACTCTTCTGCTACTGCTTCTTCGTAATCCGACAATTTCTTTAGTATATTTTTCCAACTCATTTTCCATCATCATCCCATTGAATAAAATCTTCCTCTGCATTTTTGTATGTAACACTTCCCAACTCATCACAATGAACACATCTTGTAGTGAATGTAATTATTCCATCAAAAGGGTCGCTAATCTCTTCTAATTTTGTGATTATCCAAGTTCTGTGTTTACATCGGGAATCCGATTCTTCTTTCTTTTCGTCATCAACTACTATATCCTTTATCGCAGAACCAGTAGTAATTGCATTGTCTGCTACGTTTAGTATATTCTTCCAACTCATACTCCCAACCTCCAAATCATTCTACCAATCGGTGAGTCTGAACCCCACATATCTTTTACTACAAAGTAAATTGCTTCTCTAATGTTTTCATCATCTAAACCATCTTGAGCCTCTTTCGGTGCGTTTTCTATGATAGCATCAGGTAATGTATTTTCAATTAATTTCTCTAAGTCATCAAACTTACTCTTTAGTTCTTGAAATTCAGGAACATCTTTTACACTTAAGTATTCAAGGTATTCTTCTGCCGCTTTAGATTCAGCATCAATAGTCGCTGAAGGAGAATACCTATCTTCATGCATACCAAGAACAGTGTAAATAGCATGCTTGTGTCTTTTCTTATTTCTAGGATTATTAGAAGCCCTTTGCATCAGTATTTGTATGAACTGTTTCGTTCCATCATCCATTTCATCATATCTTTCTATTGCCTCTTCATCCAAACTGAACATTTCCTTAAGTTCACTTTTGGTATCCTTTAGTATATTTTGCCAACTCATCTTAACCTACTCTCCTCTCCGTTCTCTTGTCCACATTTTCATTTCCAGCATCTTTTGGTAATCCGGTAAATCTCTTATCAGGCCCAGTAGCCATAGATGGTTTGTTTCTCGTAGCGGGGGGGTTCTCTTGAGGTTTGCTCTCAGACTTATTCCCTCCCATCATCATCTGTTCCTGCATTTGTCCCATTTGACTTGCGTCAATATCTGTTCCTGCATACGGGTCTAATTCAATATCTTCACCTTCACCACCTTCACCACCTTCTTGTGGTTGTGGTTCAGGTTTAGTGTAGATGAATCTACCTTCATCATCCATATCAACTTCAAATCCTAAGTTCTTAATTGCGGCGGCAACGTTAACTTCTATCTCTCTCTTACGCAATACCGCAATTTCATCCTCTTCTTCTGAAGGAGGAAGTTTGAGTTGCCAATCAGTAATACCAAATTCTTCAGTCATAAACGGGAACACATAATTATTCCAAATAGTCTGTGCCATTTCTACTGCTCTGTTTGTAACTAGAACTTGCATACCCTCATTGTTCAAACCACCACTAGCAGAGTTATCTGCCATGAAGATTTTACTAACACCATAGAATGCTGAAATCCTATCCCTTAAGTCATCCTTAACTTGTATGTAGTCCATCTCTTTGAGACTGTCCATGAACTTAATCCACTCAACATTACCCTTTCCTCCTTCGGCTTCTATTCCCATAACAGGAATGAAGTGAGGGTCTTGCTCCATCTTCTCCTTAACACCGCGCCAAAAGGACTTCATTGAATCCATATTTCTAGTCTGAACAGCAAGAAGTCCCTTCGGCATTCTTGCTTTAGTATATGATGAGTTAACATAATTCTCCATTGCTATTAGTGTAGTAATGTTGTTCCATAGTGTTATGACAGGAGAAAGACCATACAACCTACTTGGAGAATACTTGCTAAAGTGTAGAACTTCACCCTTCACGAAATACTGTTCTTCTCCATTTACACGGTTGACGTAGTGAACAGGGTATAGTTCTGAATTACAATTCTCACATAGTTCGGTTGCAGTAGTGTGAACCCTATGCCTGTGTCTCAAACATGTGAATCCACTCTTGCCTCTCTCGCCCAATTCATTTGAATAAATGTGCATTGTAACAGGGTCGCCACGATACACTTCCTTTATTCGATGCATTCTAACAGAATTATTGTTATCCGCGTAGTATTCCTTCACCATAACAAGGTATGCATCATCCATGATGTTCAAATCATCTTCAAGTTCTTTCAACACATCAATGAAAAGTTGCTCTGAACAATTAACATATCCCTCTAGAAAATCCTTAGCATATTCTAACTGTTTCATATCAGGCTTATCCAATTCTTCACTACCACAATCAACACATGCCTTAGTCGCATTCTCATGTTCCTTTCCACACGCCTTACATTTACTAGCGAACTTAGCATCCCAATGATAGCCCCTCCTGAATATCTCCTGTTTAAGTTGAGTAATACATGTTCTAACAATAGTAGATTGTGAAACCATGTGGTATATGATTGGTGTTGTTAGCAGATATGAATTATCCTTCTCTTGAATACCCATATTGAATACAGTTCTATCTGCGGGCTTTGGGGTAGTTTGTCTAAACAAATTACCGATACTAAATCTTCTTTTTTCTTCCACCATATCAGACAACTCCTTCTATCTTATCCATTTCCATCATCTTACAATTATCATGTAATTTAGCAACAGTATCAATATCAATATCATACTTACTAAAATCATAACCAACGTGGTCTTTGTGATTCTCATATTTCATTAACTTGAATAGTTCGTGCTTTCTACTGTTATACCAATCTGCTTTCTTATGCGACTTTTTCATTCTAATTAGTTCCAACAGAATATCTGCATTCGAGCCTTTCATCCTGAAATGTGGCCTACACTTAGTTAACAACTCAGTAACATCTGATGCAGAGTAAAAATTTAATCTATTGACTGGTCTAGTATCCTGTGGTGATTTTTGGTCTAAGTGAAGCCTCCCTACTCCTAGTGACTTATGCATCTCAAGCATGAATGCCTTGCCTCTTTCGCCAGTTGCAACCAACCCAACTCTTGGATTGTAGTTTTTATCCATTGTGATGTAGCCATCCGAATCAATAAACGCGGCAGTATACGCATAAATGTCCTTCTTTATTTCATCACTAAATTTGTAGAAAGCCCCGTCAACAGTAGTGATATTACTTTGTTTTGCCATTTTAGAAATAATGCTAGGAGTGGTTTTCTTGAATAGTGTTTTAGGTAATCTCTCATGTATCTGTCTAGCAGAAACTCCTGCGGATTCACAAACTATCTTTGTAATGTGATGTTTGATAATGTCCTTTTGTGTAGTGGTTTTCATATGACTTTTCAAAATTCTCTTGAATTCTCTCTTAGTATTAGTCATACTTTTGGTTAATCTAGAGTATTCGGAATTAAACGGCATCCCATTCTTCTCAATCCTAGCCTCCCAATACTTGCAAAGAACATCAATAATCTCTCTTCTAGTGTTTTCATCATCCACATATGATAATTTGATTAGATTATCTTCAGAACAAGTCATGTCCTTC